CTATTAAGCTCCTTTTCTGTCTCTACTACAAGGAAATTTCATGACTGAATCTATGATTCAAAAACACTACTTTCTCATCGCAGGCAATGTGGTCTACAAAGTCGATGGTGGAGCCAAGGGATCAAATCCTATGGGCATCATCACCTTGAATGGCATCATCACTTCGGATAGTCCAGTCTTGGGTATCGCTTCTCTGAACGAAGCTCAACAAGTGCTGCAGCACCACTTCCGTGTCAAAACTGAAGACAACACCATTGAAATTGCTGACGTGATCATTCTGAACATTGTCTCTCTCGGACTTCAATCTGAGAACGAGTTCAACAATCTCAGTATGGAAGTGCCACAGTAATGGCAACACCTGAACCAACCAAATTAACTGGTGGCAAGGTTAATTACTACTTGGTGCAGGTGGCTAATCCTCAACGTGAAACTCAAATATCGTATCAGGCCGAATGTGAAGACATCATTCGTGCCTTGAACATGACGTTTGATGAGGGTTGTGAATTCAAAGCTATCTGGCGTACTGCTGCTGCTCGCTTGGGCAACGGTAAACCGGGACAAGCTGCACTGTATGACGCTGAGAAGCGTGTTCACTACGCCACTGCATCCTTACTTCATTACCAAAGGTCAACATGAAAATCACCAACGAACAGGACATTGCTTTGCCAATGGCCATCTGGTTGCTCAATGATGAGTATGACTACATCGACAACCCCAATTACATCAGCGTGACCACGTTGATGAAACCAATCAAGCAGATTGTCTTGGCTCAACGTGTGCCTGCTGAGAGCAAAGGCTTCGACATATCAGACTTAATTGCTTCTCGTATGGGCACTGCTCTGCATGACTCTATTGAGAAAGCCATCAATACCAATATGCCCAAAGCATTGCGTCTGCTTGGTTATCCCAAAGATGTGATCGAACGCATTCTTGTGAATCCTACCCCTGAACAAGTTTCTTTGGTTCAGTACCCTATTATTTTATGGACTGAACAACGAACCATGAAAGATGTGGGCAAGTGGACTCTCGGTGGCAAGTTTGACTTAGTTGCTGACGGCATCATTCAAGACTACAAATCCACGTCTGCTTACTCTTGGATGTACGGCAATCGTACTGAAGACTATCGTCTGCAGTTGAGCCTATACAAATGGCTGAACCAAGACAAGATCACTGAAGACTACGGCATCATTAACTTTGTCTTCACTGATTGGATGAAGTCATCTGCTGCACAGAATCCAAAGTATCCACCTTCAAGGCTTATGGCCAAGAACTTGGTACTCACTGAGCCAGCACAAATCCAGCAATGGATTGAGAACAAACTTGGCCTACTGGACAAGTATGGTAAAGCTGACGAGAAAGACATGCCTGAGTGCACACCAGAAGAACTCTGGATGAGTGAACCAGCATTCAAGTACTACGCCAATGCTGATAAGACTGATGGCAAGTCCACGAAGAACTTTGATACGTTGGCTGAAGCCAATGCTCACCGTGCTTCCAAGAATGTTGGCATCGTCAAGACTATTCCCGGTTCACCTAAACGTTGTAGCTACTGCCCTGCTTTTGAAGTCTGCAAACAGAAGGATCGCTACAACATCACCCCTTAAGGAAACAACATGATTGACTTAACTGGCACCCAACATCACCCTGCAATGGAAGAAATCGTAGAAGTGCTATGCGCGAAAACGCAAAATACTGATAAGGGCTTTTTCCGTACCGAAGCAGCTTACTTCTTTGGCAAGATGGCTGCAGCAATGCGTGCCACTATCTTGACCAAAGATCGTGGGGAGATTCCCGTCAATATCTATGCGTTGGCATTAGCCACCTCGGGTTTTGGCAAGGGCCATTCTGTTCACATCTTTGAAAACGAGTTCCTTGCTGGATTCAAGAAGCGATTCATGGAAGACACATTTCCCACTGTGGCTGAGAAGAGTCTATGGGACATTGCCAACGACAAAGCTGCTCGTAATGGCACAGACCCACAAGAAGAATTCGACAAGGTAGCCAGTGCATTCAAACGTGCTGGTGCCTATCCATTCACATTCGACTCTGGCACTACGCCTGCTGTGAAGCAATTGCGTAACAAGCTATTGATGGCCAACTGTGGCTCAATCAATATGCAGGTTGATGAGGTTGGTTCCAATCTTGAAAGTTCAGATGAGCTACTGAGGCTGTATCTTGAGTTGTATGACCAAGGTATCGTGAAACAGAAGCTGACCAAAAACACATCTGAGAGTCAACGTGATGAAGAGATTGACGGTAAGACACCCACCAACATGCTTCTGTTTGGCACTCCTGCCAAACTGCTGGATGGTGGTTCTACTGAAGATGCTTTCTACAGCATGTTGGAAATCGGCTATGCACGTCGCTGCATCTTTGGCTACGGGAACCAAGACAGAAAAGCCAGTCATTCTCAAACACCTGAAGAAAGCTATCAGAAACTGATTCAGCCACAGAATTCTGTGAGCGTAGCTAAGTGGGCAAATGTCTTCCATACGCTTGCCGATCCTGCTCGCTTCGGTTGGGAAATCGAAGTAGAGGATGACGTAGCTGTAGAAATTATTCGCTACAAAATGAACTGTGAGAAGGTTGCTGACACTCTGGCTGACCATAAGGAAATTGAAAAAGCCGAACTGTCCCATCGCTACTTCAAAGCATTGAAGCTGGCTGGTGCATACGCATTCATTGATGGCTCTAACAAGCTTGAGATGATCAACTTGATGCAAGCAATTCTGCTCATTGAAGAATCTGGTCAGGCATTCCAGACCATATTGAATCGTGAGAAGACTTACGTGAAGTTGGCCAGATACATTGCTGCTGAAGGCACTGACTTAACCCATGCTGATCTGCATGAAGCATTACCTTTCTACAAGACTGGTAGTGCAGCACGCAATGAGATGATCAGCTTGGCTACAGCATGGGGCTACAAGCAGCACATTCTGATTAAGAAGACCTACGTGGACGGTATTGAGTTCTACAAAGGTGAGACTCTTAAGGAAACAAACATTGCAGAGATGCACTTGGCCTATAGTGAACACTTTGCTTATCACTATGAGTCTGTTGTTGCACCCTTTAACCAACTGCATACAATGACTCAGGAACCAGACTTGCACTGGACCAATCATTCATTCAAGAACGGCCACCGTGCTGAAGAGAATGTTCTTGTTGGATTCAACATGATTGTGATTGATGTTGATGGTGGTACACCCTTGAGCATGGTTCATGACCTGTTCAAAGAGTACAAGTTCATGACTTACACCACCAAGCGACACACTGAAGCAGAGAATCGTTTTCGTCTGATCATCCCAATGAACTATCACTTGGAACTTGATGCTGATGACTATCGTGAGTTCATGAATGCAATCGTTGAATGGCTACCTTTCCAAACAGATGAGGAAGCTAACCAGCGGTCACGTAAATGGACCTCGTGTGAGAAGGGAACGTATCACTACAACCTTGAAGGTGAACTGTTTGATGTACTGAAATTCATCCCGAAGACTACCAAGAATGAAGAGTTCAAGTCTGAAATGAAGAAGGTTGAATCAATGGACAACCTTGAGCGTTGGTTTGCTCAACGTATTGCTGCTGGCAATCGCAACAATCAGATGGTCAAGTTTGCTTTGACACTGGTGGATGGTGGTATGGACTTCTATGAAGTTCAGAAACAAGTATTGGCTTTCAACAAGAAGCTGAATAATCCACTGGCAGTAACAGAAATTGAATCAACTATTATGCAAACAGTAGCCAAGAAGATTGCTGGTAAATAAGCTATTCTTTTATTTGGTTCTAAACTTTAGGAAATATATGACAGAAGATGTCGCACCAAATGACCAACTCATTGCAGTAGTCGGATACTCATCCACTGGTAAAAGTGCCAGCCTTCGCAATATTGAAAATCAGGATCGTTGGGTTTATCTCAACTGTGAATCCGGTAAACGCTTGCCATTTAAAAACAAGTTCAACCGTATTACAATCACTGACCCGATGGAAATACATTCGTATTTTCAGGAGGCAATTGAAAATCGTGATGATGTTGACGGTATCATCGTGGACTCCCTGACTTTCCTCATGGAAATGTATGAGTCTCAGTATGTACTCAAAGCAGCCAACACGATGAAAGCTTGGGGGGACTACCAACAGTACTTCAAAACTCTGATGCAAGAACTTGTGCCTCAATTCGGTAAGCCTGTGATCTTCACTGCTCACGTCAAAGACGAGACTGATGAAAAGACACTGGACACCCGAACATTCATCCCTGTGAAGGGTGCTCTGAAAGGAGTGGGCATTGAAGCTTACTTCTCTTGCATTGTGTCTTGTAAACGCCTTCCCCTGAAGGAGTTGAAAGACTACGCCAATGACTTGCTTCCCATCACACCTGATGATGAGATTCAAGGCTACAAACACGTTTTCCAAACTCAACTGACCAAGAAAACAGTTGGTGAACGAATCCGTGGACCAATGGGTTTGTTCACTCGTGCTCAAACCTTCATCGACAATGATTGTCAACTCGTGCTGAATAAGCTGCATGAATTCTATGCAGACGATCAGTAAATTAACCCTGAACCAAGAAAGAAAATACTATGTCATTTTTTAAAAATCTCTCAACTGACGGCCTTGAAAAGCAAGAAGATCGTATCGGTGGCGGTGGCCTCTGGGACACTGGCGTTTATGATGGCCGTGTCAAAATGGCTTACGCTGGTGCCTACAAATCTGGAGCACAGTTTATTGCTGTGATTCTGGCTGTTGGTTCCCGTGAGTATCGCCAACAGATTCTCATTACCAATGCTAAGGGTGAAAACTTCTACGTTAAAGACGGTAAGAAGATTCCACTCATGGGCTTCAGCATGATCGACAGCCTGTGCATGTTGACCACTGAAGAACCTCTGGCCAGCCAAGATGTTGAAGAGAAAATCATCAGCATCTATGACTTCGATCAAAAGAAAGAAGTCCCGACTGCCATGCCTGTGCTCGTTGGTCTGCTCGACAAGCCCATCACCTTTGCCATTGAAAAGCAACTGGTGAACAAGCAAGAGAAAGACAACAACGGCAACTATGTTGATACAGCCGAAGAAAAGGAACAGAACGAACTGCAAAAGTTCTATCACACCGAGACTAAGCTGACCATCACCGAAGCTGAACAAGGCTTGGAAGCTGGTGTGTTCTATCACAAGTGGGTTGAAGCTAACACCGATGAAAACGGTGTGGGCAAAGTCCGTGATCGTCGCAACAAGAAGGGCGGACAAGCCGGTACATCAGGCAAACCGCCTGTACCGGGTGCTGCTCCATCTGCTGCTGGTGCACCCAAGAAGTCTTTGTTCGGCAAGAAAGCCTGATGAAAATTGCAGTGTGTGGTATGGACCCCAGTCTCAGGAACTGGGGGATTGCGGAAGCAATCCTTGATCTTGAGACTGGGTTCCTTGACACACCTGTGCTGACATTGATTGAAACCAAAGACATATCAGGAAAACAAGTTCGACAGAACTCTAATGATTTGTCTTTGGCTCAACAGATTTGTGATGTTGCAATCCCTATTGCAAGGAAAGCTAAAGCAATCTTTGTAGAGGTTCCTGTAGGCTCACAATCTGCAAGAGCAATGGCATCATACGGAGTATGTGTGGGTATCCTTGGTTCCATAAGATCATTGGGCATCCCTATTATTGAAGTGACTGCCACTGAAGTAAAGAAGACATTCACTGGTGATCCAGTAGCAACAAAATCTCAAATGATCCAACAGGCATTATTGGAGTACCCATCAGCTAATTTCCCACGTCACGGTGGGAAAATAGTTGCCAAGGCAGAACATGTAGCTGATGCTATAGCTGCAATTCACGCTGGTGTACAAACACCAGCATTTTTAAATATTATGCGGATTCTCAAATCCATTTAGGAAAAACTATGCAGTTAATTTTGCCTCAATCCGAACTTGAACAAGCAATCAAGAACTACGTCAATGACCTGATGAATGTCAAAGACGGTACTGAACTGTCCATTGACTTGAAAGCTGGTCGTGGCCTTGATGGTTTCACAGCTACTGTGGACATCATTAAAGCTGGTACGGCCATGCCTGCCAAGACTGTCGTACCTGCTGCAGTTATCTCTGCACCTGTGCCAGTCGCAGCACCTGTCAAGGTAACTCTACGGCCAGTAGCCAAAGAAGAACCAGTGGCTGAAGAAAAGCCTGCTGAAGACACATCTGTGGCCAACAAAAGCGAGCAGCAAGAAGCTGCTAGTGAGGCCAAAGAAGAAGCTCCAGCCGAAGCTCCCTCTACTGTGCGTCGTCCCTTATTTGGTAGTCTGAAGAAGCCTGAGTAATCGACATGAAAGCCATCATGTACCTAGTACTGGTGATGGCTGCTGTTCTTGCCGTTACTGCAGCCATCATTGCTAGTGCACCTTACATAGCAATCATCTTGGTTCTAGGCTTAATTGGCTACTTTGTAGTGGATAATACAGAAGACACATCGGAATAGACGGTGCGGGTTATTTGGACCCCCGTAATAACACCAGACGGGTAACTGACGAACAGTTAAATTCAGTACTGAGCTTGCACTCGGTATGAGCTTAGACCCAAGCTCTCAGGTAGGGGTTCTATCGGGTGCAAAGCCCGTTCATTTCTGGGGTAGCACGCCAAGAAGATCGACCCTGCAACACCTTGCAAATCGCCTCGGTGTCCGTTGGCAGTGCCGACCACAGGAACCACTTCATGCCGGGACCACAAATCCAGCTACCCCACCTATTCGTGTAGGCAAGATTGGATGAGTTATTAGGCTGGATTTTCAGAACAGATTCGCGGTCTGCAACGTCTCATCCCCCTGATTTCAATATGCCAATCTTGCCCTGCCATTAACTCATAGGAGAAAATCATGTCAACTATTAAAGCTATCTGGTTAAACCACTTAGTGTGGAAAAACATTACTTTTGTAGTTGGATTGTTTCTACTTCTAGTAGGTGCAACCATCTGGGATTACCCAGACTGGGACTATTTCATCAGCATCATCATGGCTACTTTCACATACATGACAGCAACCTATGTATTTGATGCGTTTGTCCTGCACCAATATAAGAAGTGGCCCTTGGCCATCTTCTTTATGTGGTGGTCTGTAGATGGTTGTTATGCAGTTTATTGGTTCCTTGTGAACCCAACAACCTTAGAACTGATGCGTGAAGCTAATGCTCCTGCATCTTTGTCGCTGTTCCTAGCGTGTGGGTTGGTTTGGAGCAAAGAAGTTAAGCACACCCTTCTTGGCTTGCAACGCCCTATCGCCAAGACCTGAAGCTATGCCACCCCATCCAGCCATTACTTGAGCCATAGATGGTGGGGTGGCATCTGAATTTACTAAGCCAGTACGATTTAGAAAATCTCCAGCCATTGTTGAATTTTCTTTTGCAAGTTTAGCCATAGCATACAACGGCGTTGCAACTGCTAATGCTGGGGCCATTACTAGATTGTTATTCACAGCTTCACGAGCAAAAGCTCCATGCTCCCCTGCAGAAGCTGCTATATCTTGTGGTGAACCACGAACAAGAGCCAAACGATTAGCACCAACTTGTAAATTGGCTAACTCCATTGTTGCCCGATTTGGTACAGCATTGTTGTTACCAAAACTGTTGAGTGTTTTAAATTGGTTTAAATTCATGATTCATATCTCATTAATTGACCATCTGCCACCAAGGATTCATTGTTGGTGCACGGAATCCCATGCCCGGACCAATTGAATAACCTAGAGTATTGTTCACTGCTTTGGCCAAGAAGTTGTCTTCCAGTGGGGAACCAACAGGACCAAACACATCAGGCACGGGCATGAAATTACTCATCAGAGCATGGATTGGATTATTCCGCATCATGCTGATGGCTACCTTGCTTGAACGTAGCTTGAAGTTGTAGAACCAAAGCATACCCATCTGCTCCAGATACCCACGGAATCTACCGGGCAGACGGTCATAGTTCACAAATTCTTCAGTGATCCGTGCCATTGCTTCAGCAGGAGTCTTCTTCTGACGAAGCACCATGTCATCGTACATGATTGCTTTGGCCAAGAAATCACCATACTGAACAGCTTTCTGCAGCCCTTGGAACAACGCAGTGTCCTTGGTGATGTATGCGTACCGACCAGCATTACGAACAGCCTCTGGCAGCTTATCCACACGCTTCTCAATGTACTGGTGCCAACGTCCTTGGCTCAAGTCCACATCATCGTGGGTCAGACCCACATCAGAG